TCTCACGCATTTTTGTGCACAATGCCGAACGTGCAAAATCGGTTCCGGTACTTCAGGACAGTAAAGCGCTGATGCAAAATGTTCATGATTTGTTAACATCTCTGCACCCGCACTGTGGTATAATAAGCATAGAAAGGAGCGTGTACAAGATGAAAATAGTTAAACTGCCAGTTGAGTACATTCGATTCTTGAACGAAGAGCACCATGTAGTATATGGACGCTTTGAATACTGGATGTTTCTGAAATCGCATAACGGCTTTGGCTGGCGTGTCGGGTACAAGCGCCGCAACATTAAAACCGGAGACACAGAAGAGGTGAAGATTGTATGACATTGAAAGACTATTACAGATTTACTTTAGGCACATCCGACCATCTGACCCGCTGCCGTGTGCTGTGGGGGGGTTCGGAAGTCCTGAACGACTATTTTAGCCGTTTGGGCGATATCGGGCAGAATATCAAAATCCGTTCGGCCCGATACGATGAAAAGCACGACATCTTGACGGTGTATGCATCGTACAAAGGCTTTGTAGAATACCGCAATGCGTTACGGCATTTACAGCATAATGAAGGGAGATATAACAAGTATGACCACAAGAAACAAGGCGGCATTTAAAGTATGTCACATCTATGTATATCAGAGCAATAAAGGCGCGTGGTATGCGTCGAGCTGTCTGTATGTAGACCCCCGCGAAATTCGTAAATTTTATGAGTGTATCCGCACATGCACGGCGGGGGTCGCTGATTGTGTGTTGACAGAGACGCGAGACGGCTTTAGAATTGAGGTGTATAAATAATGGCACGAAGCGCTAAACATTTGCCAAAGTACGCGCCGCAAACATGGGCCTATTACAGTCCAGACGCAACAGACCCGAACCGGCTTACAAACGCGGAGCTTGTAAAGGTCATTCGCAAGGCCGCAAAGGCCGCAAACCAACGTTTGCGTGCTCTAGAAAAAAGCGACGTTATCAACACAGCGAAAACAGGTGCGTACAAGTACGCAGAAAGCCAGATGCCGGGCAAAATTAAACCCCGTTTTAATGAGCGGCCCAAAGAGAGCGCCGACAGGACGGCGCTCAAGCACCAGTATTTGCAGTTGCGTGAATTTATGACAATGAAATCAAGTACCGTTACTGGTGCAAGAGCAATCAAAGATGCACGGTATCAAACCGCCGTGCAGCGGGGTTTCAAAGGCACACAAGAGCAATGGGACATGGCGGTGCAGAAATTTTTCACCAAAGCTGCAGAAAAGCTTTTCGACAGCGATAAAATTTATGACGCTATTACCGGTAACAATTCGGATGTTCTGGAAGATATCATATCGGCAGACCGTGACGACCAGACGACAAAAGGTCAAGCGCTGCTAGACTATGTAAGGAGAATCACGTAAATGAGAGAAACGCAAGGCGTGCTTGTTAGCGAATGTCTAGCTGAATATTTGCCGCGTCTTGTGTGTCCGCGAAAAGTTAAGCGCACCAAAGGACGGAAATATATGTCAAGCTATCTGGACGTAACAGCGACGTTTGACATTGAGACCACGAACACCGACACAGACGGCTTTGCTTACAGCTGGCAGACCTGTATTGGTGGTGAGGTCATTGTTCCCCGATACTTTGAGGACTGGGCAGAAATGCTTGAAACTCTGGTGGATAAATGGGGAGTTAATGAAAAGAACCGGTTTGTGTTGTACGTGCATAATCTTGGATATGAACATCAATATATTATGCAGCTGTTAACGGCCCGTTGGGGTCTGGCTGATAGCTTGTACACGAAAAGCCGAAAACCCTTGTATTTGCGCTTTGATAATGGTATTGAGTTTAGGGACAGTTTCAAGCTGTTTCAAAAGAGTCTTGCCAGAGCTACCGAAGGATGTTTACATGCAAAGCTTGCGGGCGACCTTGATTATACTGCATATCGTACCCCCGACACGCCTTTGACAGATACGGAATTCGCGTATTGTGTCAATGACGTGTTGGGCCTGTATGAAGCAATTGAGCGCTTGAAAGCAGAGCACGGGTACAATCAGGCTACAATCCCTTACACCAATACAGGCATGGTCATTGAAGCAGTACGCAAAGAAATCATGCCGGATAGGCGTTGTATGGCAGCTATTAAGGCATTGCAGCTTGACCGTGAACAGATGGCGCTTGCATATCACTGCATGGCGGGTGGTGATACCCACGGCACGCGCTGGCGTGCCGGTCGTACCTATATCAATTGTAACTCTTATGACTTCAAGAGTGCGCACCCGTCGCAGCAGCTGCTTTGGAAATTTCCATCTGGTGCGCCTGTAACGCTGCCCGCCGACTTGCCCGAAGAGGATTTGAAGAAATTCATTAAGGCAGGGTATGGCTGGATAGCTAAACTTTGCATTATCAATCCCCGGTGTAAGCCTGAATGCCCTGACCCTTGTGTGTCTTTCAGTAAATGCCCTGACGTGTCGGGCCTTGATGAACTGGATAACGGTAGAGTTTTGGGGGCTGATGCTCTTTTCTGGTATTGTGATTCAAACGACTACCAGAGGTTCATTGATGGGTATACCTATGATAAAATAGTCGCAGCGGAGAGCGTGGCGTTTCGGCTGGACTACTTGCCAGATTCTTTTCGCAAAACGATTTACGAAAAGTTTCGTGTGAAAGAATCAGAGAAAGGCAGTCCAGATTATGCTTTTGCAAAAATCTGCGTCAACACCATTTTCGGCGCATGTGCGCAGAAAACGGTGCGTGATGAATACGGCTGCGATCCTGACACACTGGAATGCACGCACAAAAGCTGGATAATGAACTTGCAGAGTAAAGACGATGCCGACATACAGAAATCACAAGAAAAGAAATTTCCTTTCTTGTGGGGTCTGTGGACTGCTTCATTGTCCCGTTTGAAGCTGTGGGACATGCTAAAGCGTGTTGGGTGGGAAAAGGTCATCTACTGGGACACCGACAGCTGCAAGTTTGAGGGGGAGAAACAGCCTGCCATTGACGACTACAATGCCGTTATTCGTGCGCAATGTGTGCTGCGGAATTGCGTGGTTGAAAAGAAAGACGGCAGCAAAGTCTATATTGGCGTTGCAGAGGACGAACACCCGCACGACCGGTACGGCATGCAGGCGTTCAGGTTCCTGCATGCAAAGTGCTATGCTTGTGTCGATGCAGACGGCACGATAGAAAGCACTATCGCGGGAGTGAACAAGAAAGCCGGTGTAAAAGCCCTTGATGGCAGCATTGATAATTTGCGCGATGGCTTGTTGATTTCACCCGCAGGCGGTCAATGTCTGGCATACCATGACGAACCTATACGCACCCGCACCGACTTTGCAAAACCCACGGTTTCCGCGTCGTGGGTCGTTATGACCGAACGCGAATACAGGGTATCGGATGAACGTAGCCTTTTAATGGAATGTGAGGTATCAATATGAAATTTTGTGATATTATGCTGTGCTGTGGGGTGTTGTGCGTCCTCAACGCAATTTGTTTAGCGATTTGCTTTGTTGTTCCGGGGTGGTGGGTTTGTAAATGCTTGTTTGTTGGTGGTGCTAACTGTCTTGCGTTAGCAGTGTTAACGTGTTGATAGTTTCACAAATTGTTCATAGTTTGTTAACACATCAGCGCTGCCGACGTGTTACAATATAATCAGAAACCAGACCGGTTTCAACACAACAGACAGAAAGGAAAATATTATGAAACTGACAGGCTATTACATGACCGCAATTTGCAAGTTTGATGACGGTATCAAGACCATTTGTGTGGTCGATGCACAGAACCGCGCGCAGCTGCTGGAACGTTTGAACGCGGCGTATCCGGGCCAGCGTTTCAAGCTGTACGATTTTGAGCGCACGAAGTTCGGCGCGGTCGTTCAGAGCGCGGACATTGTGAACATGCGGAATCTGCTGAATCTGGCAGACATGGACGGGGTGATTTGACATGGCGAGTATTTCAAAGGTTGAGTTTTGGGAAGATATCGCGGGGAACGTTATCGGGCTGGTGTTCGACCCTGCCGGGCAGCTGACGAACGCGGTGCAGAATCTGGCAGCGCAGCAGCCCCTGCCCCGCCCCGCGCTGGTCGAAGCAGCACGGCAGGCTTTCCCGTTCGCCCCCACGTATGACCCGCACGCATTTGGGGAGCGGTCTCTTGCAGACTTGCATGTTTACTTACAGGCTTACAATCACCACATTGCGGATATCTTTCCGGAAGCGCCTACCGCGCTTTATCCGGAACGCGCGACACCTGCCGGGCTGCAGTTCCTTATTCGCTGGATGTTCTAAGGGGGTGAACATATGCAGGATATCAATAACAAGCTGAAAGAGATTCTCGAAAAGCTGACGGATTTTTTCGAGAATTTCGTGGATGAAATGGCAGAGGTCAAGACAAACCAGACCGACGCAATTTCCCATCTGCAGACCATCGAACAGAAGCAAGACACCATGATTGACCTGTTGCGCACCATTGCAGCAAACACCACAAAGTAAGCTGTTCCACATGGAACATAAACTGACAGACAACAAAGGAGAATTATTATGGCATTCGCAAAAAAGAACAATGCATCCACCTCGAAGAAAGCCGCTGATGGCCCCCGCGTCACCTTGGAAATGCTTCACAATCTGCATGCCGTCGTGCGCAGCGTGCGGCAGGTCGCAGACAACTGTTTGACCTTTACGCTGCGTCTGTACGGCATTGACCTGTACGGTATGCGGCTGGTTGAGGGCGAAAAGAGCACGTTCATCACCGCCAGCGCCAACAAGGGCAAGAACGGCAAATACTACGACAATTACCGTGTCTACTTTGCCGAAGATGCCGCGCAGGCCGTAGAAGCTGCCGTTCGTAACGCATACGACGAAAACACGGACGAAGTAGAGGTATAAAATTATGAGCAAGCGCAACAAAGATATTGCGCTTGACCTGTATACCGGCGACGGCTGGGTGAACATCCCATCCGTCGCCGCTTTAGGTTGCTGGTGCAATATCATCATCGGTAAACGTCAAGTTGGTAAAACGTTCGGCACGCTGAAATACATGCTTGACGAAAACAAGTATTTTCTGTATATGCGTCGCACTGTGAACGAATTGCAGGCCGTCGCCGCTGACCCGGATTTAAACCCGTTTAACGCTCTGCAGTCCGTGGGTTATGATATCGGCATTCTGAAAGCGGGTAAAATCTCCTATTCAATCGGGGATATTGAATACACGGACGAAGAGGACAAAGACGGGCGGAAGAAATGGCACATCGGCAACAAACGCGCCGTTGGCATGGCGCTGCCGTCCATTGCAGGCATCCGGGGTTTTAATGGTAACGTATTTTCAGACCTTGTTTTTGATGAATTTATCCCTGAAAGAATCATTGCAAAACGCAAAGCAGAGGGTGAAGCGCTTCTGAATGCATACGTTACAGTGTGCGGCAACAGAGAGCTGGAAGGAAAGCCGCCCTTGCGCATGTGGCTTTTAGCGAATGCGTTCGACATTTCCAGCCCGATTCTTGAACAGCTGGGATGTACTGACCTTGTGGCGAAAATGTCAAGGAGCGGAAAAGAATGGTGTATGACTGATACGGGAGTTTTTATTGCAATGCCGCACAGCGACCGTATCAGCGACCGCCGCAAGCAAACCGCGCTGATGAAGCATCTTGCAGGCAAAGGTGACTTTTACAAAATGGCGATGGAAAACCAATTCGTGTATAATAACCTTGAGAACGTGCGCCCCCGCAGCCTGAAAGGCATGACACCGCTGTTTGCGTTTGCTGGACTGTATGCGTATCAGATGGACGAATTGCACTACTACATCTGCGAATCCCCGCACAGTGGCAGGGAGCATTATGGGAGCAGCCCACAGGCAGCAGCGCAGTTGCAGGCCGTTCACCCTGAATTGCGTTCTATGATATATTTGGGACAGGTCGATTTTTCGTCGGTTCCCGCGCTCTTAAAGGTCAAAACATATCTTGACATCAAAGATTAAAGGGTGTATGATTAAGGAGCGGGGGAGCCGCACAAAAGGAACACCCCGGAAGGGTGCGCGGCTGGCTTTTCCTTTTCCATGCCCCCGCGTTTCTGAGAGCAGAACACCGCATCCTCTATGCAGCTGGGGCTTTCTGCTCCTGTTCTGCTTTCAGAAACAGAAAGGGGGTGAAACACATGGTAAACGTGTATTTTTTGAGCGTGGACGGAAATAGCCGTCTGTCTGAGCATTTTAAACTTTCAGAGTTTCAGTGCCGCGATGGGCAGGATTTTGTTGCAGTTGACCCCCGACTTGTTGAACTGCTGGAAAACATACGCAAGGTATGTGGCGACGCGGTGCACATCAACAGCGGATTCCGCACTGCAAGCTGGAACCGGCAGCAGAAAGGCAGCGCACCCCACAGCAAGCATCTTTATGGGCTGGCTGCAGATATCTGGGTGGGTCACTATGACAAAATGCACCGGCCTGTCCGCACAAAGACCCCCGCCGAAGTCGCCGCGATTGCTGAAATCTTTTTAGGAAACAGCGGCGGCATTGGCATTTATAAGACTTTTACACACGTCGATGTTAGAACCGGTTCGAGCCGGTGGAAAGGATGATTCACATGACTATCAACGATATTTTGGCCCTTGGCAAAATGGGATTCACGGCACAGCAGGTGCAGCAGATGCTTTCTTTGGAACGTGCGCAGCAGGGCCAGCCCAAAACCGACCCGTTAGGCGTTGACCATCAGGACCCCCCGGCACAGCAGCCTGTGACCCCTGACCCTATGGCGGCAATGGCGCAGCAGATTGCAGACCTGACCGCTGCCATCAACGCAAAAAACGTTCCGACCGCTGGCACCGTGGGAAATCCTGCCCCCGTTACCAGCGTGGAAGATATCATTCTGGGGCTGGTGCAGCCTGCCGAAGCGCCTGCAAGCCCCGACTTTAACGCCGTAAAGTAACGGCAGAAAGGAGCAACAAATGGCAAAATCCCGTACTAACATGCCTGAACTGAAGGGCATGAGCGTGTTCCGTCCGACTGACATTTACACCATTGCCAATGCGCTGGTGAAAGAAGTTACCGGACAGACCGCTACCATTCAGGCCATCAACACCGCCAGTTTCATTCAGGTTGGACAGATGTGCCTTGACCAGAGCATGGAAGGAACCCTGCAGGCGCTTTCTAACATGATTGCCCGCACTGTCATTTCCAGCCGTTCCTATTCGGGCCGGTTTACCAGCATCGAGACCGACCGGCAGGAATGGGGCCTGTTTGTCCGTGAAATCGCTTTCTTCTCTGGTGATTTTGATGAATCGAAGTTCATCAACACCGCGCAGAATGCCGATATTCTGGTGGACGGCAACAGCGTTGACATGTACAAAATCAAGAAACGCTATCCGCTGGAAATGTTCTATGGTGGGCAGAAGGTGCTGAACCAGCGCTATACCACTTTCAGGAACCAGCTCAAGACCGCATTCACCAGCGAGAGCGAGTTTAGCGCGTTCCTTGCTGCTATGACTACCGAAATCGCAAACGATATTGCCCGCTGGAAAACCGCAGAAAACCGGGCACAGGTCATCAACTTTATGGGTGCGCTGTACAACTCTGACCGCCCCGAATGCCATGTGAACCTGACCAAAGCTTTCAACGCGGCCCGTGGTACGACCTACACCACGCATGACTTGCTGACCGCCCATCTGCAGGAATTTCTTTCCTTTTTCGTGTCGTGGCTGGAAACTACCAGCAGCCTGATGGAGAACAGCTCTGTGCTGTACCACCAGACCCCTGTATGCACCGACGACGGCGGCAACGCGCTGCACCTTTTGCGTCACACCCCGAAGAGCGAACAGAAACTGCTGCTGTATCAGCCCCTTATCAACGACGCGCGCAGCTGGGTCTATCCCGCCATCTTTGGCCCCGGCTATTTGAGTTTCGGCAACTACGAAGGTGTTGATTTCTGGCAGAACATCAACGATAAACCCGCTATCTCCTGCATCCCGTCGCAGTTCGACGTGAATACTGGCAAACAGGTGACGGGTGGTGCGGTCGCTCTGTCCTATGTTGTGGGCCTGCTGTATGACCGCAAGGCCATGGCGACTACTTACTATCAGGATAGCGTGTACACTACCCCGTTCAATATCTCTGGTGAGTACTACAACACGGAGCACCACTGGAAGATGAACTACACGCAGAACCCGACGCAGAATGCAATCCTGATGTTTATGTCCGACGAACCGTAAAAGGTTCTATTATAACCCCGACAACTGAATGTACAGGGGCGGCGCACCGCCGCTCCTGTTTTTTATTTTAAAGGAAAGAGAGGTTATTACATGGCAGACCATAACGAAGGTATTGAACACGGCTATCATGCACATCTGGGCAAAGTCTCGAAACGGCTTAACAGCACAAAGCGCATTGCACTGTCTGAACTGCCGGATGAGTTTCCATTTTACATGAAACGGGCCTGCAGCATGGAAGCGCCGGTATTTTACGTGCGGCTGAACAGTCTGAATATCTCGCCGCAGTACAACTACTGTTACATCGAAGAAACGCACGCCTATTACTGGATTGAGGACATTACTGCTCTGAACGCCAACAACTGGCAATTCTCCTGTACCATTGATGCACTTGCGACCTTTGCAGACGATATCAAGAAAACCAAAGCGTATATTGTGTATGGTCATAACAAGTTCGATGCATCCGGCGATAGCTATCGCGTGCAGGACAGCCGCCAGAACGTCGCACAGCGTCCGACTGTAACCAGCGTGGCGCTTGATGTGACGGATGAATGTATCGATAGTACACAGGGCGCTTTCATCCTGTCGGCAGTTGGCAAAAGTTCCGGTGTTACTACCTATGTCATGAACAAAACGGCGCTTTCCCGCCTGATTGATAGCATTCAGCAGGATATCACCGCCGACTTTGGGCAGATGATTTCTGACGTGCAGACCAAAACGACACAGGTAAACACCGTGGACACATATCCGCCGTTGCTGGATTCAAAAGGCGGTGTTGTTTCTCGTATCGGCAGCACCACGGAAACTTACAGCGGTGCAGACAGCTCCACGGATAAGGCTATCAAGTATCTGGCAAAGAACTTTGTGTACGGCGGCGCGGCTGTGGATTGTATCCGCTCCTGCATCTGGATTCCTATTAAGGCAAGTGTTATCCCGCAGAGCAGTCAAAATGTCTTTTTGGGAGACTTTGACACCGGCGTTTCTGGCGGTGTCATGGGGCATTCTCAAATCAAACGTGAAACCGTTATTCCGATTCCGTGGCCTGTGTCGGACTGGAAGCGGTTGAACTGCCAGATGCTTCTGTATGTGCCGTTCATCGGAACTGTGTCAATCCCTGTCGATAAGGTGAACAACGTGGCGGCTTTGACCGTTACGTGGTGTTGTTCTTTCCTTGACGGCAATATTTCTGTCAAGGTGGATGCAGGCACATACACGGTATATGTGGGCAGCGCTAATATTGCATCGCAGTATGCTATTGGTGCAAGCAATATCAGCCTGACCGGCAATCAGGCTGCAGCGACCATTGGCGCTATTGGCATAGGCTTACAGGTGGGCGGTGGTGCACTGAGCAGCGCAGCCAGCTTTCCTATTGATATCGGCCCTATTCACGGGGAACTGGTAAAAAACCCGTCCGCTGCAAGCAAAAACATGGGTGCTGCAATGCAGTCTTTAGGCGGCGCGGTGATGCAGATGATTCCCCCCGTTGCGCAGTGTGCAGGCAGCATGACCGGAAACGCAACGGCGTTGCAGTCTATGGAAGCGTGTTTGACCCTGCTTTACTACCCGCCCACGGACGACACAAATTTTCAAAGCATGTACGGACACCCCGTAATGAAAATTGACACCCCCGCAGCAGGATACTGCCAGACGCGCGGTTTTTCCGTCGCTGCATCTATGGCGACCAGCGCCGAAACCGCGTACATCAATGCCGCAATGGACGGCGGTGTTTTTATTGAATAAGGAAGGAAAGGTGATACCATGTATCAGTGCTATCAGGGAAACTTTGACACGCAGGCATGCGGCGGGTTTCGTCCCCCGTCTCTGAGCACGGACGTTCTCAACTACTGGGAGAGGTCGTTCTTCCAGCGTATGCGAGCGCTCTATAAAATCCATGGCCTGCCGAAAGCAGGCCCCGGGCAAATCGGCTGGGATTATGACGCGTTTCTTTACCAGCTGTTGCGCATGGGCTATGCTGTTGTGTTCAACTCCAAAACATACGGCCTTGTTGTGCAGCCGGGTGCACCTACGGGTTTCGGGCTGCAGTTCCAGCCGCGCGGCATGATGGTGCAAACCCCGTTTTTCCAGTTTGACAGGCCGCTTGAAATCGGCACGGAATGCGCCGTTATCAAGCTGACCCCCGACTATCGCGGGGTCTGGGATATCATCGAGAAGTACGCCGTCGAAATGCAGCAGCTTGAGGTGTCTATTCGGCAGGCCGTCGTAAACAGCCGTTTTGCCTATGCTGCTATTGCCAAAGACGACAAAGACCGTCGTACCCTTGAAACGATTTTCGAGCAGCTCGAAAACGGCAAACCCGCCATTGTGGTGAACGGGCAGCTGCAAAAACCCGTCATGAACAAGACTGACGCACAGTATCAGCTGCCAATAATGCAGTTCGACCGTGATTTGTCGAAAAACTTTATCCTGCCTGACCTGTACGACCTGAGACGCAAGACGCTGCAGGACTTCTACCGGGAACTGGGCATTCGTGTGCAGCCCGATAAAAAGGAGCGGCTTGTAACGAATGAAAGCGCCAGCGCGGACGCTGAGACGTACAATCGCCGGGAAGTCTGGAAAATTTCTCTTGACGAATCGGTGAAAGTGTGCAATGATATGTATGGAACCAATATCTCCATCGAAATCAACGAGCCGCCAGAGCTGAGAGAGGGGGGTGCAGATGATGCCAATGTACTGGGGGAGCATGACGAACCAGAACAGCACGAACCAAAACAGTGACGCGCTTGACCGCGCGTGCAAGCTCCTGTGCAATATCCCGGAAGGTCTGTTCCGTGATTTTGCAGTGCCTGCTGGCATGAACAGAGAACTTGCCATCCACATCATCATGCGGGAGCACGGACTTGCACCCCTTTACCGGCCTGACCCGTATTGGATGGTGGACGCTATCCGGTATTGGGTGCAGGAGAGCATGCCTATCTGGGAAAAACTCTATAGCACAACGCAGCTGAAATACAATCCCATTTGGAACACTGACGTACAGGAGCGCACCACCGATATCCGCACTACCGACCGCGACACCACGCAGGATAGAACCGCTATCAATCGCGGAAAGAGCGGGCAGACCGTGGGACAGGTGACGACCGGCGACTATCACGAAACCGGGAGTACTGAGCTGCACGACGAAACAGCCGGAACAGGACATACAGAGACCGAAGGCAAATCGGTAACTGATGATACCAGCACCACCACGACCGTCAACAAGACGGACGTTGCAGGCACGGACAAAAAGACCACGGAAAGCACGAAAAAGCTTGACCAGACTGTGACCCGTGATATTTCCCCTGAAAACGCCCCGGACTACCAGCCCGACGACCAGACGCACACCGTGGCAGAGGAAACCTTTAAAAGCACCGAAAATGGAGAGCATAAAGAGACCACCGACTTTACGGGAAATTCAACCACGATAGCCAATTCGACCACCAACACCACCGGCACGTCTGACACGGAGACCCACGGGAAGCAAGACCAGACGACCGGAAGCCAGACGGACGGAACGACCAAAGGCACGACCGACACGAAAACAAAGGCCCACGACATCCGGCACGAAGATGCCAAAGAGGTAGGCAAAGAAAAAGTCACCGACATGTACAATCACGGCTGGAGTAAGCAGGGCAATATCGGCGTTACTACCACCCAACAGATGATTGATGCCGAACGCGAAACAGTCCTGTTTAACGTGTACATGGCGATTGCCAATGACTACCATGCAAAGTTTTGTTTGGATGTGTATTAAGGGGGCATACCATGGACGCGATTATAGCCTCCCTTGTATCGGGAATTGTCACCCTTGCGGGTGTCCTGATTGCTAACAGCAAATCACAAGCCGTTACCGACGTGAAAATTGAGGAATTGACGCGGGAAGTCCGCAAACACAATTCCTTTGCTGAAAAAATCCCCGTCATTGAAGAACAAATCAAAGTCGCAAATCATCGCATTGATGATTTAGAACATAACAACCACATGAAAGGAGATTAAACCATGAAGGAACTTCACATTTCCGCAGGCACGATTGCCCGTACCCTTGTCCTTGTCCTTGCCATCGTCAACCAGATTTTGAGCGCGTGCGGCAAAAGCCCCCTGCCCATCGAATCGGAAACGCTGGAACAGCTGGTAACGGCTGGCTTTACCACCGTCGCCGCCCTGATTGCATGGTGGAAGAACAACAGTTTCACCACCAATGCGCTCAAGGCTGACGCTCTGCTTGCGCAGCTGAACGGCAAACACTAACTGTCTGACCCCGCGCAAGCGGGGGATTTTATGAAAGGAGTAACTTTATGGCTGACGAAACGAAGGATACCGATATCAGCACCCCTTTTCTTTTTCAGACATCGCCCCCGTATGCTGCACCCGGCGACCATTACCAGTACGACTTGTATTGGCTGGTGAACCAGCTGAAACAGGCCCTTACCAATACCGAAACCTTGCGGAAGCACGATATCGGGCAGGATACCCGCCTTGATGGTCTGGATACCCTGACCGCGCAGCTGAAGGAAGCGACATGCCAGCTGTTCGCAAAGCTGAAAGCGGGAGATTTCACCAAAGATACGTTTATCGAATGGGTCAACACCAACATGACCGATATTATTTATCAGATGGTGCGGTTCGTGTTCTTTGGCCTTGACGACGACGGGCATTTTGTCGCCTATATCCCCGCAAGCTGGGAGTTCCTGCACTTTGATACCCTGCTTGACCCCGATAAACCGGGTTATGGGCATTTGGTCGTCTACTACTAAGAAAGGAGCATTTTCATTATGGCAAACTGTAACTGCAATGATTTCCCCATTGCGTGCGCACCTCACGCACCGGGTGGTGACTGCTGCCATCCGCACGGATGCCCCCCGCATCCGCACCCGTGCCCCCCGCCGCCGTTCAAGGGCGGCACGTCTATGTACATCGGTGCAAGATATGTCCCGATTTTCGCAGACCCCGTGGAGTGGGACGACAAACGGGAATATGAACCGTTGACCATTGTCATCCATAACGGCGACTGCTACACCTCTAAGTGCTATGTGCCGAAGGGCGCACAGCTGCCCCCGTACCCGGAAGGACAGACGAAATACTGGGTCAAGACATCCGACTATAACGGACAGTTCGCAGACCTGAAGAAAACCGTGCTTGACCTGTCCCGTTTGGTTGAGCAGTTCCAGAAAGACAACGAGCATTTCACCGACCTGATTAACGGCTGGAACGAAAAGGTCACTCAGTGGGAAAAGGATATGGCGGCATGGGGCGAACGTCTGGATACTGTTGAATCCAACGTTGCCGATCTGACCGCCAGCCTGAACGCTGAGATTGCCCGTGCAAAGGCCGCAGAGCAGGCAAACGCTGCTGCCATCGCTCAGGAGACCACCGACCGCAAGCAGGCTATTTCTGAGCTTGACGCGGCCTATAAGGCAGCAGATGCTGCCGAAGCGCAGGCCCGTGAAGCCGGGGATGCCGCAAATGCTGCTGCCATCGCACAGGAGACCGCCGACCGCAAGCAGGCTATTTCTGAGCTTGACGCGGCCTATAAGGCAGCAGATGC